CATATTCATCGAATGGCCCACGTAGAAGGACTTGCACCTTCCTCTCTGCCTTCGAATGACAGTGCTCTCACTCGAGAGCTTTACGTGATGATTGGCTTTTCTTCAGAGCTTACCATTGCTCCCATACCCACAGTGCTAGCTGTGAGCGACCCCATATTCATCGAAGTGTGGGGAATACTTCCTTCGGGCTGAGAAACAAGCCCGGATGGTAGAGAGCGTGATGGACGGAACGGGAGCGCGAAGTACTGGTGTGTGACGCGTGATCTTTGAATGTATATATATATAAATTTGATAAAAATAGAAAAACTATACAATCAATAATAATCACAATCTTCTTTTGCTTAAGGCACGCCAGATGCAGTACAATCATTGCTGTCCAATGTGTACTGCTTTCCCTCTTTCAACTCAGCAACTATCGATCTATAGTCCAAGGGGTCACACCCTGCTGAATCGCCGACCCTAGAGTAGAGGTCCTCATACACGCAATCATCGACCAGCTCATGACTCAATTTATGCATATCGAGTTTAAATTAGTGGCTGGCCATGGATTCTCCTCTCTCTAAGAAGAACCCTGGGCTTAGTGCAGTCTGTATGCGATCTAAATACACTGACACGAAGCTTAGATAGGAACCGGCAAGGAAAATAGAGTTGGCAACACTCTATTTGAGCTTTTGGAACATCGTTTCTCGAAGCGCAGGTTTGCATCTCTCATAGATGTCTGAAGAAGAGTAGGGCTATATCTAAACTATTCGCCGCAAATTTCTGAACAGCTTCACACCATAAACCACGTCATGAGTGCCCAATAGGGACAAAATGCTAAAGTGCTCTCTAGACACTTGCATGCCCTTGGACACCTATCCCAGTCCATGCATGGACCCTGGGGTGGGTGTGTAGACCTTCCAGTACTCTCTCTCGTATTACTCTCTATGTTCATTCGGCATGACGATCAAACAGTCGTCACCCACAACGTATAGAATGTAATCCGATATTCCTGCCTTCCACATAACGTACCTCTTGTACAAGATAACTCTCAATGAGTTACCCAATGTGGTACGGGTAGGGTGTCCTGAAAATACGGTCCCATGGAGCCTACCCCTAACGACTACCTTGCGCTTCTTCTACACCTTCAAGAAAGACTCGAAAGTAATATCCAAATCGTATAGGAATCTATAGAGGTAATCTGACTCTTCTTGGGTAAATCCGTATTGAGCCGTAAGTCGGGTATAGGTCATGGCGACAAGATATTGGTCTATCGTCAACACCCATGCGTTCTAGTTGGAGTCGTGACTACTTCCGTCATCAGTAACGTAGACTGGCCCTTAATGCCGAGTCTTAAACTACTCAATGTCAGCTGTCATCAACTTCTCCCTCTTCGTAACGCTCATCTCCCCGGCATATTAGTTAGTACACTTCTTTAATGCTCGCTTTAATACTTAAGCGTACCAACCCCCGAATACCTTAACAATGTCCTCGGGGTCAAATATGCATCTAGCTCTATTACTCAGGCTTTCGGCGTTCTTTCCGGGGGCTAAGTTGAAATACTCCCCGGTCTTTGCCACTACCTTGTATGTGATGTCCTTACGCTCTCCCCTCAAAAACCTTTCCCACGCAGTCCTATATTTTATAGACTTGGGTAAGTCGGACTCTGCCACATACCTGATGTAGTCGTCCACTGTAAAGTCGAGGGGATCAGAATTGGCGGTCTCTACGACTCGCCTTAGTAATGTATCCTCCTGGAGGCAAAACCTCAGAAACTCATCAACCACTGGTAACCGTGGCAGAGTACAGGAGGAGGCCTGCCTTCCTATCAAGGCGGCTATCCGGTTTATTACGCAATTCCCATATGTTACTAGGTGGTTGCGCATACTGACGCCTGAGAAGAGTTATTATTTTACATATTGTTTCCCACAGTCGCAGTATTCACCGAAGTGCTTGCCCACATGCGCGAGGTCGCATGGAATGGGCGTGCCGTCAACCGGATCTAGCAATTCGAAGGACGGCATAGAGAAAAATTTCGCTTGTTCTCGTCGAGGAATTTTTCTCTCTTCTCATGCATGGCATATGCTGTCAACCCTTCCGCTGGAGTGGAACGGGTATAATACCATGAGAGGACGGCAACAGACACAGAAACGATGAATGACGTAGAGGTAACTATTTTGATGATCAAAGCCTCTCTCAACCTAGCAAGGTCAACCGGAATTCCATCTCGTACAAATTATCTAAACTTTAAGGTCCTAAAATTGCATGAGAGGGTACAAATCCAGTCGATCAATCTAGCCAACGCAGAGTGTTTATCCTACGTGGTCATGTACTAGGTCATCGCTGTGTTCTTCAGCTTGAACTTGGCGACATCGGCGCTCTACTTAGCCATCATATCTGCTCGCTTTTAGTAGAGTCGGAAGGCGAAATGGTAATCATCAAGAATCTCCCCAAATTAATCATCCAACTGTCTGCTTTTGTCAGTTTGGATGTAATAAGGAGTAG